GTCGGCGGCGTGCTCGCGGTCTTTCATGCTTTTACCGCGAACAGGTTGTCCATCATCGCCTCCACCGAGCCGTACAGCGCCTGAAGCGTGAACGGTGTCGGGGTGGCGTAATAGTTCTGCACGATGCGATCGCCCGTCACGTAGCCGACGCCGCCCTCGCTCACATGCGAGCGCGCCTTGGCATCCAGCTCGCTTTCGCGGTTGGTCATCACGTGCACCACCGTGCCGCCGGCCTCGCGAATCCAGTGCGCCTCGTTCTCGAAGCGCACGTCGGTGATCACAAGCCGCGGCGTCGAGAGCGTGCCGCACAGCCCCTTCCAGCGCTGCTGCATGACCTTCAGCCACAGATCCTCGTGGATCTTGTCGCGACCCCACTCGGTGCCCAGCGTCTGCGCGCAGTGCCGGTAGGACAGCCCCAGCCACGGGATCACCGACTCTTTCTGCTGGGTGGTCTGGAAATCCTCGGCTCTCAGGCCCAGGCCAATCGCGAGCATCGCCTTGAGCGGCCCCGCAAACGCGGCGCGCTGGAAGTCGTGCTTCCTGCTCAGGTACTCGCCGATCGTGTCCTTGCCTACGCGAGCCTTACCCGCCAACCCCAAGAGCATCTGCATGTGCGTTCTCCTTTTTATTTTTGTTTTTCCGCACTACGAAATTCACGAACTCTTGCAAGCAGCCCGCGCGTCGCCACGGGTACGGCCCCCTGTTCCAGGGACGATCGCGCAGCACGAGATCCTCGACCAAGCCGGTCCCCGCAAGCTCTTGGAGGTGTCGCGTGTGGTCGTCGATATAGGCAACCACCTCCCCGGCACGTGAAAGCTCGCGCATCGCCTCGACCTTGCTGCGGTCAACAATGTGCAGCAGGTCGACATAGATCCCATTGCGATAGAGCCAGCCACGCGTCGCCCTCTCAGCTTCCGGGTGGTAGGCGCGTGAGGTGACGATCGCGGTGGAGTAGCCCTCGTATCGGGCCAGCTGTAGAGCCGCCTGCGCGCCGGGCTCGACCGCCGCGCCCTCGAGCACTCGATGCTTGACAAGCATCTGCAGGTAAGCCTCGGTAGAGACGTCCAGCAGACCCGGCAGGTTGTACTCGTCCCACTCCGACCAATGGGTGTCGATCCCGAACTCGGCCTCGAACGCCCGGCAGGAGGCGTCCCTGATGTTGCAGATCACCTCGTCCATGTCGAATGCGATGATCCGGCTCATGACAGCCCCACCGCAAAGACGATTACGATCGTCAGCAGGGTCCCGAGGATCGGGTGCCCGATCCCGATCACGTAGCCCGAGGCCACCAACCCCACGATGAGCGCGCCGCCAGCAACTATAGTTCTGTCCATCACACCCTCCCGTGTTCGAAAGTGACTTCGGGATAGCCGTCGACCAGTTCCCACTTGGCGTCGGCGTAGATCGCCGGGTAGCGATCGCACACCAGGTCGAACACCTCGGCGAACACAAGCCGGATCTCCTCCTCGGCGTGCCGGCTCGTGCGCATCTCGATGATCTGGCGCAGCGCCCGATGGTTGTAGGTGGCGATGATGTTGGTCGTCTGGCCGTTGCCGAGCAGCCGGCGGAACGCGCTCGTAAGCGCCTTCTTCAGGCTGAGCTTGTCCGCGCCCATCTCGTTGATGCGCGTTACGCGCTCAAGCTGCGCTTGGAAATACTCCATCATCGAGAAAGCGCTCTCGAAGATCTGCTCCGCAGCCTTGTCGCTCTCGATCACTGACGGGAGGAAGCCGCTGAGCTTGTCAGTGCGCACGTAGCGCCCGCTCGTCTGGCTGTAGGAGCCGTGGCGGTGCCGCACCAGCTCGTGCGTGAACACCCGGCTCACGTTCAAGAACGCAAGGGTCACGCTCGCGTGCTCGAGCACGCTGCCGTGCTTCTGGCCGATCAGGCCCTTGGCGATGTAGTCGCGGTTGTTCCTCGTGCCGACCGCGGTGAGGTTCTTGTTGAGGTTGGTCGAGAAGCTCATGTAGCAAAGCTTCCCAGCGATCTCGATCAGCTCCTCGGCCTGCGATTGGGCGTCGGTGTGCCAGTCGGGCGCGCCGAGCGCGGCGAGCATGCGCTCGACACCTACCGGATCGATCTGCGTCTCGGCGATTAAGTGCACCGAGGGTGAGATCCAGCGGCTCACGCAAGCACGCTGCGCGCCAGCCGGCGCACCCAATTCGCGTCCCTCACCGTGGACGTGCCGTTGGCGATCCGCGCCAGCACAGCGGGCAGCTCACGCTGCAATTGCAGTTTCTTCTTCAAGCTCATCTCCTTGTTGGCCTGGGTCTAGGCTTTCAATCGCCGAGTCCCACTTCTGCCCGAGCTCTTTCGATACGGGCGTTGTCCCTCTACGGGGTGGTCCTCCGAACAGCTCACCAAAGTCCGTCCACTCGAGGAAAGCGGGGACGAACAACTCCTTCATCTGCCGGTACGGCTCATCGAAATACCGCCAGTCACGCGCTTGCCGGCAAGCGTCGTGCAAAGCCTCGGCACTGCTCGCCGTGGCGCCGGCCAGGCGTAGCACGAGCGGCACGTGGTAGGGCATGCGCCAGCGCATGATCGAGAGCGCAAAGAGCAGCCCCGCCGCGCGCGAGCCCAAGGCGCCGGCGCGCTCAGTCACCCAGGCGCGCAGCGTGTCGTAGACGACCGAGCCCTTGCGACTCGCAACATCGCCATACGCCACGCGCGAGAAGTCGACCAGCCGCCCGCCCGGCACCTCAAGGCCGCGCACCGGGATCTTCCGGCGCTCGCGCTCGAGGTTGGACACGAGGCGGCCATCCCGCACCCCGAACTGCAGCGCCGAACCGGGCAACGCTACGACGAAGGTCGCAGGCCCATGCTCGATGTGGGTGTCGTGGTTGTAGGCCACAAGCGCGGCGAACTGCACCAGGTTGAGGTGGTAGTCCCGCCGCTCCTGGTTGAAACCCGGTCGCGGGAAAAGCATGCGTGCATCCAGGTATGGAATGCCGGTCGACTCCTTCAGCCAAATGTCGGGGTGGAACTTGTGCAGCGCGCGCTTGAACAAAAAGCCGGCGATGAACCGCTCGTAGGCGTCCACCAGCCCGCTTTCGTCCAGCGCGCACCTGATTGCCAGGTAAGGTTGCAGGTCCTGGCCGCCGAGATCCAGATCCGTGAACAGCCGCGGCCGGTCCCAGGGCAGCCTTGGCGCCTCGGCGACCGTGTCGGTTGCTCGATACCCGGTACTTTCAAGCTCCCGGGCGAGCAGCCGAGCAAGGCGCTTTGGCGACAAGGTGAGCTTCACGCCTTACCTCGTGGGCGGCAGGTGCTCGTCGAGGCCGGGGTGGGCGCCGTTCTGCAGCACGAGCGGCTTGCCGGCGAGCTGCTTGACGCGCTGCTCGTCGAGCCACTCGCCATCCTGGCGCCTGCCGTCCTTGTCCAGCCCCTCCGGCACGATCAGCACCTGATTGCAGCCGGTGAGGTATTCCGCACGACCAAGGACGATTCCTTTGAAGCCGGTGATCATGTCCTTCGCCCGCGAGCCTAGTTGAATCATTGAAGCCTCCGTTTCGTTGAAAGGGGATCAGCCGACCGCCGCGCGCTCGGCAGCCTTGTCGCGCTTCACGCCGGCGCCGGGGGTGAACGCCTTGCCTTGGTAGCGCACCTCGAGCTTGCGCAGGTTCGCTGCGGCCGCTTCATCGAGCGTGATGTTGAACACCGCGCCGATTCGCGCGAGGCCCGTCATGTAGCGCCGCAGCTGGCTCGCGATCGCCGAGAGCTCGAAGGGCTGCTCGTGATCGACGAAGCGCTCCATGCGCACCGAGATGGCCGCTGCCGCGTCCGCCGCCGTGAAGGCGTACTCGATCAGGTGCTCTTTGTTGGAGCCCGCCACCGAGCCCACAGCGTCAACCAGCTCCGTGAAATTGAATCGCAGCAGCCGAGCGAGCAGCGCGGAAAACCACAGCCCGTCGCCGATCTCCTCCTTGATGTTCACGACATCGATCGGCTTGTCGTAAATCATGTGCGCCTTCAGCGCATCGCAGATCTCCCCAACCTCGGAAATGAGGCCCAGGCCCGCATGTTTCAGGTCGACCGCCATCGGCAGCGGCTTCGCCGTCGACAGGGCCTTTGCTTGGTACTTGTTGAAGCTCATCTGACACCTCCATGTATTAGGGCGCTTGTGGCGCCCTGGTTGTTTTTCTTGTGCTTCTGGAGTAACTCAGGGTGCTTTGCCCGCCTTCAGCAGCTCGAGCGAGTAGCGCATGTCGCGATCGAGGTTGTCGAGCGTGAGCAGCCACTCGATGTAGCCCGCCGGCAGCGCTTTCAGCGGCGCGCCCTTGTGCTTGCCGAAGGGCATCGTCTCGACCCAAATCGGCTCAAGGGACTGCGCCGCGAGCGCGCGCACCGACTGGCCCGACACCGCCACGATCTTGCGCAGCAAATCGAAGCAGGTCTCCACGTCGCCGTCAGCGCTGTGCGACTGGCCGCGAGTCAGCTGCAGCTCGAACATCAGCGTCGCGAGCTTGTGGTTCTCGACGTTGGGCCAAAGCCGGCGAGCAAGCCGCAGCGTGCACAGCTCGTTCTTGATCGGCATGTGCGGCGCGAGGTAGCGCTTGTCGAACGGCGCGTTGTGCGCAACGAGCAGCACTTCGTCGTCGGGGGCAAAGTAACGGCCTCCCAGGATGATCCCGAAGAACTCGTCCATCGTCGGCGCATCGGCGACGTCGGCCGCCGTGATGCCATGCACGCCAGAGGCAGACGCTGAGATCGCCCGCTGCGGGTCGATTAAGCTGTGCTGGCGATCGAGGACCTGTAGCTCCTCGTCGATCTCGACCCAAGCTACTTCAACGACCCTGTCGTCGGTCGTCGGGCCGGTGGTTTCTGTGTCAGCTACCAGGATGCGCAGCGGCACCATTACCTCCTTTCTTAAGGGTGACCCCCAGGCCCGCCGCGGCGAGCGTAGAGACTGGCTTGTTCCAGTTCTTCTTGAGGAATTTGTAGAGCCGGCGTTCGCACTTCCCTAGCCGGATCTGCCCGGTGCGCTGGTTCTGCATGTAGACCCGCGCCTCCGGCATGCCTGCCGTGCGCGCAAGGCGCCGGCACTTCTTGGCTTTTTTCGCGTTCATTTTTCTTCTTTTTATTAGCGAAAACAGCGAGGGGCTTTGCGCCCCTCGCTTCCTACCGAACCACCCTTACGCGGCGGACACCTTCAGCAGCGTGTAGGTGTTGCTGCCCGACGACTTCACCTCGGTCTGAATGAGCAGATGCTCCGCACCGTCGGGCGCGCGCTTGCCCAGCCGCAGCTTCACGGACTCCTGAAGGCGGTAGCCTTCGAACAGCTTCCGCGACTGCGGCGACAGGCTCACCTGCACCATCCCGCCGAGATGCTCGCTCGGCTTCTCCGCCTCGGTGAGGATGCCGATCAGCTCGCAATACTGCTTGACGTTGGCTTCGTCGTAGCCGCCGGTCTCGCGCAGGTACTTCACGTAGTCCTGCACGGACTGGCCCGTGCCGTCGATCGTCTTGCCGTCCTTGCTGTAGCGGACCGCTTCCTTCGCCTCCTCGGTGTCATCGCCAGGGGACACGACCCACAGGTCGTTCCAGGACACCAGCTCGAGCTTGATCCGGCTGCCGAGCATGCGCTTGTCCTTGTCCATGACGTTGCCGTTGGAGCCCACCAACCGCGGCAGAACGCCGAAGTCGATGGCGGGCAGTGCGTCCTTCATGTCCTGCAGCAGCGAGACCATCTTGCCGCCGGGCGCCATGACCGCGCTGGCCGAAGCCTTCGCGATTGCCGTGGTCGCCGACACGCCAGCCGCCGCCACCGGATCGGCGGGAGCCGCCGTTGCCGTCGCAGCCGGAGCCGCCTGCGAGCCGTCGCCCTGCTCGAATTGTCCTGCCGGTTGTTTACTGCCTTGCTTCAGTGCCATTTCCACTTCTCCTTATCATCATAATTGTCAGCCGCGGTATGACACCGCGAGAGCGAACTTTAGTCCTATTCGGAATATATGTCAATGCCAATGGCATTGACACGGGCAGACTCAGGCGCTGGCGTTCTCGGGCAGCGAGGGAGAGAAGTCCTCGACCCCCTCCTGCTGCAACAGCGTTACGCTGTAGCGGTAGACCTTCTCCATGCCCGTCGGCTTCAGGTCGTGGTTGTCGAGGCACGCCTTGTCGACGATGGCGCTGAAGTTGCGCAGGCCCGCCGCCCACGCCTCCTCGCTCTGGTAGAGCGGCGTCTGGCCGCGCTTACGCAGCCAGCCGCTGTACTTGTAGTAGCAGTTGCGCACCTGGATGTCGATCGTGCCCGCCTTGAGGTGCATGTAATCGACGTTCGGGCGCAAGCCGAAGTCCGAGAGCGGATCTTCCGTCTTGGAAATATGGGCGAGGACATTCAGAGCCTTCGCCGCTTCCGGCATGACCGTGATCGCCGCGTAGTTCTCCACGCTGCGCAGCGCCTGCTGCATCGCTGCGATGCGCTCGCTGAAGCGAGCCGGGAAGTAGTGCTCGAGCACGTCGCTCAGGAAATCAAGCCCTGTCATCAGGACCGCCATGTTGAACACCGGGCGGGCGTTCCCACGACGGCAGGCAAGCGCCGCCGCCTCGTCGCGATTGCGCACAACGCGCTCGCGGAAGGCTTCGAGCAGCGCGGGCTCCTCCAGGCTCATCGTCGCGCGCAGGATCGCTTTACCGAGCGATGAGATCACCACCCGCTTTTGCAGCAGGAGGTCGTTGTATTTCGAGCGGCCCTCGCGACCCATCTTGGTCAAGCCGATGATCGCGCAGCGCTCAAGCATCGCCGCCTGCGCCTCGATGTTCTCGCACATGAACACGATCGGCGAGGACGCCGAGAAGAACCGCAGATCCTTCCAGCTCGCGTTCACGCCCTCGGCGGAACCGCCCTTGCCGCCAGTGCCCTGAAGGTACGCGGCGCGCATCAGGTTCAGGCAGAAGTGGTACAGCCCAAGCTTCAGCTCCGAGCCTTTGAATTCATCGAGCACCAGCGGGATCGAGGCCGAGGCGTGCGCCGCGGTCGAGATCACGTAGGGCGTCGTGTTGCTCACCATGATCTCCTTCGGCTCCTGCCGGTAGTAGTGCAGCGCGAGGAACCGGCGCACGGTCTGCGACTTGCCGGCGCCCGCCTGGCCGTACACCTGCAGGAGCGGGAACTGCTCGAAAAGCTGGTGGTAGATCTGGCGCTGAAACGCCGACACGAACCACGCAACGAGCACGGCGATCTCGTAGGTGCTGTTCAGGTTGAGGAGCGCGTTGATCACCTCGGCCGAATCCTCCGTCGCCTCGAGGTCCGGGGCGTCGAACAAGTCGGAGCAGAAAACCGGCGACGGTTGCGGCGCGCCGCGGTGCTTGTAGTTGAGCGGGCTCTTGGTCACCACCTGGTCGCCTGCGACCCACACGAAATCAAGCTCTGTCGAGTTTGGCCGCCGGATTAAGTCCAGCCCCTCGCGGTGCACCAGGTACACCGTCTTATCGTTTTTCATTGCCGTCTCCTGAAGGATCGCGGTGATCGCTGCAGCGTGGCTGTCCGCTCCAACGAACGTACCGCGATGCTCCACGCAAAACTTGTGATACTGCTGCTTGGTCAAAAGCGACGAATGCTCGAGGATCACGCGCCCGCGAGAATTCCCGCCCACCAGCATCTCGACCTCAAACCCGAGGGACTTGCCGCTCTCGGCGGAAACCAGCTCCGACACGTCGCGGTACGAGATCATCGAGAGCTTCTTCGTGCCGTCCATCGTGCGCTTGTAGATCCCGTTTTCGGCAAAGAACACGCCCTCGAACAAGCCCTCGCCGTTGCCGACGGCGGTCTCCTCCATGATCTCGCCCGAAGCCGCCGGCGTAAGGCCGTCCAAGTCGGGCGTCGGCGTGCCCACGGGCACGAGCCGGCGCACCGCATCCCTGCTGTACTCGTAGCAGGGGTTGTCCTGCGTGTAGGTGAATAGGCGCGAGAGCTCCGAGCGGCGCTTGGCGGGCGTGCCGTAGCGCGGGCTGTCCGACACGTGGTTCTGGATCAAGCCCTCGCAGGCCGCAAGCATCTGCTCCTCGGCCTTGCCCAGGGCGTTCGAGGTGATCGCGACTTGGAGCGCGATATGGTGGAACCCCATGCCCTCGGACACCGCCTCGCCCGCCATCACGCGCTCAAGGCTCGGCGGGAAGGCGCCCTTGAACTTGGCGAGGAGCTCGACATCCTTCTTCGCGCTTTTACGCTTCTTCGCGGCCGCATCGATCTTCGATTCGGCCTTCGCGTATAGCACCGCGAGCTTTTGCGAGAGCGATGGCGGTGTCGGGGCGGCGATCTCGCGCGGCGCCGAGCACAGCGCCACGTAATCGTCCGCCGTCATCTCCATCAGTTCGTCGGGCGTGATCGGAACCTTGAAGCGGCCGTTCTCGCGCTTCACGTTCACCGTGCGCCACATGCGGCCCTTCCTCGCGCTGTAGACGCGCAGGTCTAGCGTGTCGACGTACAGCTCGTAGGCCATCTCCTTGTAGATCTGCGGCAGGCGCTGCGTGCCCTGCTTCGGGAGCTTGGGCAGGAAGATCTCCTGCGGCACCTCGATATGGAAGCCCCGGCCGCCCGTTGCGTACAGGCGCAGCATCAGGGGATCGACATCCTGCTCGAGGAGCTTGCCCATGAAGGTGCGCGCCTTGTCCATCACGTCGGCGATGTCGCTTCCGTCGAAGTCGAAGTAAAGCGGGCCGCGATAGCGGACCTGGTCGACCTGTTCGCGCGTGAACGTCTCGTCGATGATGGGCGAGAGATCGAGCACCGTGACGTAGCGCGGCTGCTGCTTGGCGATCACCTCGGCGCGCGTGCCGGCAAGCGCGGCCTGCCAGGCGTCCTCGCCCCCTACCTGCTGGTAGAAAAAGAAGAACTTGTCCACGGCCGCCACCTAGAAAACGAATTGGCCGGTGACCGACGGGTACAGCCGCTTGAATGTGTTCGGTGTCTCCAGATAGGTGTTGCCCTTCGAGTAGAAATCCGACCGGTTCTTCGTCTTGATCAGCACGGCGAACGAAAGGCTGCGCCACACGCGATCGCCCTGCCGGCGCCCGTCCCAGCGCAGCTGCAGCTTCGCCGGGATCGACATGAAGATGGGATAGCCGTACACCTTCCGCGGCACGTGCAGGATGTTCAGCTGCTGGTGCATGTTCTGATCCTCGATCGTGGCGTAGCACCCGTTACGAATGTCCACGCCAAAATCGATCACTTTCACGAGATTCAGAATCTCGGGCGGGTTGTGCCGGCCGCTGGGCGTCAGGCCGGTCGGTTTGTATACGATGAAAATGCGATTGATGAACACCGCCTCGACTCGGAAGTGTCCGTAGTTGTTGAAGCGCCGCTGGTCATCCTCTGGCATGTGGGTGACCAGATCGGCAAGGTTCTCCTCGTCGGAGAAAAAATCGCTCACGGCCTGCTCCTCAGTTCGGCTTATGCAACGCCGTAAATAGCCTCGCGCAAATCCTTGAACCCACCCTGCACCTTGTTCACCAGCTCGTCGGTGTCGAGGAGCTGGCTGTGCAGACGAACCTGAATCGTACCCTCCGCGATCGGCATGCGCACCATCGCCGGCGCCTTCTGCCCATCCCGGTAAGTCCGCCCCACGGCTTGCGTGAAGTTCTTCGGGACGATCGGCATTTCCATGAAGATCGAGTTCGAGCACACGGTCTGCAGGCCGTCGGTGCCCTGCCCCGCCGAAATCGGGTGAAGCACCGCAACCCGGCATTCGGGGTCGGTCTTGAACCGCTCGATGTTTTCAATCTGGCGCTTGACCGGGACTTCGCCATAGGCCGCCACGACGTTGTAGGGCTTCAGGTACTCGACCAGCCCGCGGTTCGTCATGTTGTAGTTGGCGAACACCAGAAGCTTCTCGCCATTCACCGGGTCGTCTGCGCTGAGCTCGTCGAGCGTTTGATCCAGCAGCTCGTGCGCCGCTGAGCGCATGTTCGGGTCGCCCGAGAAGTGCCCAGGGTTGCAGATGATCTGCTGCAGGCAGTTGTAGAGCTTCGCCGTCGTCGTCGCATCGATCTTGCCGCCGTCCTCAAGGATGAGCAGCTGCTCATCGGCAAGCTTTCGGTAGAGCGCCTGGTGCTCGGGCTCGAGCTCATAGCGGATCGGAATGTAGACCGGGTGCTTGAGGTACGGCAGCGCCTCCTCCTTCAGGATGCGCACCGAGTTGAGCAGGAGGTTCTCCCGCAGCAACTCGAGGTTCGCCCACTCGGTCACGTTTCCGAAGAAGTCGCGGTTCTCGACGTGCAGCGCCTCGAAGTGCCGCTGGTTGCGGTACACGCCCGGCGAGATGAGCTTCACGTAGGCGTAGGCATCCCCAGGATGCGACAGCGGCGTGCCGGTGAGAAGCAGCAGATCATGCCCGGTCGTGAAGTCGCGCACGCGCCTGTAGTTCTGGCTGCCGACGTTCTTCACCGAAGTTGCTTCGTCGACGATCATCACCAGCGGCTCGCGCGCAAGCTTGGCGAGCAGGTGGTCGTAATCGTTCTTGAACACCTGGATCGACATCAGGATGAACTCTGCGCCGAGATCGAGCGCCTGGCGCTGCTTGGGCGTGCCGCGATACTCGAGCACGCTAAGCGGCCGACCGGTGTAGCGATTGGTGATCGACTCGAGCCACCGGCGCCACTGCCGCAGAAGAATCGGCGGCATCAGCACGATGCACGGAATCCCCGGCTGCTGCAGCTTCTTGTAGAGCACCGAGGCCGTCGCCATGAGCGTCTTGCCGGTGCCGACTTCAGCCCACCAGCCCGAGCGCGACAGCGGCGCGAGGCGGTTGACCGCCTCGATCTGAAACTGCCGGTCCTCTACTGTCGGTGGTAACTCAAAGTGCTGTCTGATTAGTGCGTATGGCGGCAGGTCTGTCATTTCTTCCGGGTTTCTCGGAATATGATCTTCTTCTTAGCCGGCACCTTGATCAGGCGCTCGGTCTGCGGATTGCGGCGGCGCGTCGCTTTCTTCTCGATGACCTCGAGATGCCCCGCGCCAAGAGCGCGAACCTTGCCCCCTTCGTTGAGCAAGGTCACGACCACCTCGTTGTAGGCGTTGATTACCTTCTCTGCTTCCGAGACAGAAACGCCGGCCTTGACTGCCACCAGTCTCGCAAGCAGCGCGGTCCCAATGAACGCGCCCATGTCAAATCTTCCGTGATGCCAACGGCATAATCTTAGCTGATCGCCCGTCCGTTGTCACGGGGCGCTGACCAAATTGGACAAATGAGACGTTGCTGGACGTCCCCGTAACTCCTCGGAACATCCCGGAACGGCCGCGCATTGTTTCCAGCCACGCGGCCCCCAGCAGCTTGTGCGTCTCAAGGTGCCGGCAGCCCTTGCGCTCCAGCCAGCCTATGAACTCGATGGGCGAGACGAGCGCGACCAGCTCCTCAACCCGAACGCCGCCCACCGCGCGCGCGAGCGTCCGGTTGCAGGCCGTCAGCACGCGCAGGTCGAGCTTGGGCGCGAGCGCGCCCTTGCGCTGATCGAGTAGCAGGTCGACCTTCGGTTCGGAAAGCCAGTACAGGTTCCACAACGCCCGCTGCGCATGGGCGCGCAGCATGTACCCTACCCCGGCGCGCGCATCCTTGCCGTTTGGCCGGCTGTACGCTTCGGGCGGGTGCGGGCTGTAGAGCTGTAGGGCGTGGGTGAGCTGTTTGCTTTTGTTGTGCATTCGCTCCTCATAGATCTTCGAGGGAGATCACCGTCTCCCCCTCCGTATAAACCGCGTCGTGCGCAGCCATGCGAGCAAGCTCGCTAAGCTCGGGCGCGCACGCTGCGTAGATAAGTGTGGGAAGCAGCTCCGGGATCTCTTGGACGTCCGGGCGTGCCATCACGCGCTCGATTCGCGCCTGAAGATCGTTGCCGTTGGCAAGATCGTTGAAGCGCAGCGCACCGGTCGCAAGGTGCTCGAGCAAGCGGTGAAGTGCGACCTCCACCGCGCGCTCCTGGGCCTCAGCGCTTAGTTGATCGAATTTCTTCACAGTTACCTCCCAACCGGGCGAGTATTCTACTCCTGCGCCCCCGTGAGGGAATCCCTGAATCGCACGAACCTGGGGTGCCTGAGCGAGCCGTCAGGCGTGATCTCGTGGTATTGAACCTCGCACAAGCGTCCGGCCAGCTCGCCAGCGGCGTGCGCCTTCCACATTTCGTCTCGCTGCGCGTCGCTCAACCCTGACCCCACACTGACGGCCTTGCCGTTGACATCCACGACGAGCGCGCCGAGCGTGTCAGCGAACTTGCCGGCGCCCACCACCGCGTCGATGATCTTCACATCGACCGACTCCTCGGCCTTGATCTTCATCCAGGCATAGTCGCGCGCCCGACGATACCTGGCGTCGGGGTCCTTCACGATCACACCCTCCAGATTGAGCGAGCGAAAGATGTCGTATAGCTCGTGGATCTCGTTCTCGCTGCCGGCCTGGTAGACAGGCACCGCAACCACGCGGTGCGGCGTGGTTCCAAGGAGCGGCGCGGAGGGGCAGTAAAGGCCGGATTCCACCAGCGCCTGACGACGCACCTCGAGCGGCGGCGCGTTGGTAAAGCCACGCGAGTCCGCACAGTCGAACTCCTCGTACCAAAGCGCATCGAACACGGCGAACGCCGCGTCGGCGGCCTGCTCGTTCTTGCGGCGCACCTCGGAAACCGTCTTGTTGAAGGAGCCCGAGATCACCTCGCCGTCGAACACCATTCGGCCGCTTGGAAACTTAACTGCCACATCAAGCAGCGGCTCCTTCAGGTGATCGAACACCGTGAACTCGCGCCCCGAACGGCTAAAGAATCGCACCGTCTTAGCGTCCAGGTCCGTGAACGCAAGCACCCGAACGCCGTCCAGCTTGGGCTCGACAAACACCGGCCACTTGCGCACACGGTGCGCTTCGAACGGATGCGCGAGCATGCACTCGAACGTCGGGATCAGGCCCGGCAGCACCTTGTTCACGGTGTCGGCGGAGAAGCCGGCACGCAGATCCTTGGTGAGGATACGCCGAAGAAGCTCGGCTGAGTCCGCGGACAGGACCGCAAGCTCGTCGGCCACCTCTCGTTTCGCCGCGGCGCCGGTCAGCCCGCGAGTGGCGAGCCGAATGAGTAACGCCCAGGTCTCCTCATTGAACTGTTCAGCGTCGCCCGTAGGCTCGACATCGGGGAGCTTCGCGATCCCGTAGGTGACGAACGGATCGAGCGCGGCCTTCAGCACGCGCTGGTAGGGCTCCAGGCGGATCACCTGGCGAAGCAGCTCCTGCTTCTCCCTCTTTGAGGGTGTCAGGGCGATCTCCTCGATCGCCGCAAAAATGTTGTCGCTATTCACAGCTTCTCCTCAGTTGGATTTCAATGCAGCCCGGCGCCCAGCTCCTGGGTCATTCGGGCAATCAGCAGGTTCGGCGTCAGGTTGTAATCGATGACGTAGCCCTGCTCCTCGAGATACTCGAGCGCGTCCTCGAGCATGTCCCTCAGCGCAGTGAGAGCTTCGTGCCGTTCCGTGACCTCGTAGAGGAAGTCCTCGTGGGTGTCGGTGTCCGGGTCATGCAACTCGGAGTGCAGCGCCACGCGCTCCTCATCGATGATCAGGTAATCGAACGCTATGAACTGCAGCGAGCTGCCGACATAGAACGCCGGCACCTCACCCACCTTGACCGGCCTTGTCGTCTTGCCATCGCTCATTTGGAGATGCCCCTCCTCGGTCAGAATCACGTGCACGCCTCCGGCGGAGGACTGCCGCCGAACAGGCGCTCGAACATCGAGCGCTCTGTTGCGGCCGCAGCCTCCTCGAAGGACAGGTTCGGGATCGCCCGGTAGATGCGGTTCTCCCATGCTCCCGCGGCAACGTAGTTGCGCGGCCCCGGCTCGGCAGCAATGTCGAGCAGAAGGTTGGCGCTCCTGCCGTCCGGGTACAACTCCTGCCTAAGAACTACAAGGCAGGGCATTACTCCACCTGCTCGGCTATCACGTGTACGTTGTCGAGCTGGACACGGGCCGCCTTCGTAACGGCCTTGCCATCAACCCCGGTGAATCGCCGCTGCTTGTGACTGTAGTAGACCCC